AATCCTAAAAATATTTTAAAAGATTCTGGAGCATCTTCTTTTGTAGCCAGTGACTCTAGTTGCGGCATGTACTTTTGAATCATTGCGTACTGCGAAGCAGGTTCTGGAGTGCGACCTAATCCCATTGATGCACCAGAAGTTATTGGTTCATTTGGGTTCTCAGTTGGTGCAAAAAGATTTGTTACTGGTTGTGCAGTTCGTGGTTGTATGTTGGATGCAGGAGCGCTGGGAACTGGGTTACCTTGCATCTGTGCTCCTGATTGTAAATCTGCCAACGCTTTTCTTTCTCCGTATTTTCCGCCACCTGGAATTTCTTTAGCACCTTGGATTGGTCCACCATCAGTGCGGCGTGAAAGAGCACCTGGTCCTGATACAGGAGCAGGATTGGCTGGTTTACGATATCCACCTTTAGCCATTATTGTCCTCTTTCAACTATCTGGGTTTTACCACCAGTATTAATATCAAATTTCTTAGCAATCTTTATTGCTTCTTGAATTGTTGCGCCTTGCGCAATAGCACCAAGTGCATATGCTGCACCAGTACCTATTCCGTAAAGACCTGTGTTTGTTTCAAGCACAGCGTAGTTAGATGCGACATGAAATACTCTGTCTTTAAATCCCACGAGAAATACAAAGTCTTCATCTTCCTTTAGAGTTATTCCGCTATCTTCGTGTTGCTTACGCATCTCAGGAATAAACTTAGACACCATGAATGTGTAAGGCTCAGTGCCATCGTATTTAGGTGGTTGCCAACCGTAAAGAATAACATCACAGCATCGTGAGTTACCTGCGCCTGACATTACGTACTCGCCAATCTCAACAATTTTCTTCATGCTTGGATGTTGATATGGTCTTTCGGTATCTGTTACTTGGGCATCTGCAGCAAATGTAAAACCATACTTGGTTCTAATTGCTATGACGGTAGTCACTAGCCACCCAGTTGCGCTAGGATATCCTGGATACTAGGGGTAGGAGCCCCAGGGGCTGCTGCGACAGGAGCACCACCCATAGTATCGGGTCCTTGTGCTTCGACTGGAGCACCCTCACCTGGGGCGGCTTGTGGGGCACCACCAAGTGCGCCCATCATTTGTTCAGGTGACATCTCTGGTGCTTGCTCTGGGGCTTCTTCAACCTCTGGCTTTTTGAATACTTCTATTACGGAATCTTCTACGCTCTTGCCATTACGGCGAGCGTCAATTACCTGAGCAATCTTCATTACAATATCTGATGGGTCTTGACCCTGAGTTACCATTTGTGGGATTGCGGTTGAGGTTGCGCTTAATGCGCCAAGCAAAGAGTTTCTCATGTTCTCAATGTCAATGCGTTCGATTTCTTTGGATACGTTTACGTTCCAAGGAAGTTCTTGCATTACAAACTCTTGTGAGATTAACTTTGCTTGCAAAGCCTGAAGGCTAAAGATTAGGGCACGTGATGGGTCAAGTCCTGACATCAGACCGTAGCGTACTTGTACACTGTAGTCTTCCTTGATGTCTTTTTCTGGGCTGTACTTCAAGATGTACGGAGCACCGTTGTAAGTCATCTGTGTGGACTTTTCGCCAGAGAATAGTTTTTCGTCCATCTCCATGGCTAGGGCAATAACATCTTGCAGGGTTTCAGCAAGAATTTGCTGACCTGCTTTTATCTGCGAATCAAAGCCGCCAAGAAGTGCTTGAACTCCAGAACCTGTAATAACAGACGCATTAACACTACCTGAACGTCCTTCTGGGTAACGAGCACCCATACGCATTTCTTGTTCAAGAACCTGTTGTTCTTGGAATGCACCCATTGGAATATCTAAACCAACACGGCGTACGCCTTGTGGGTTAGCAGTACGCATAACTGCGTCAGGACCAAATGCAAATTCTTGCATGTCCTGTGGTACAACCATAGGTGCGTTAACTGACTTCTCAGCAGCATCCATGGCTAGAAGGCTAAAGCGAGCACGAGCAATCTGTGCCCAGATAACATCATCGAACTGACCACGTGGGTCTTCGGTATCAATTCCTGGACGCTTAGCAATTCTTACACTTAGTTTACCAAGTGGGTTCTTTGCTTTACGCAGGGGAAGGTTTCCTCTTTGTGGGAGGAATAGGACTACCTGGTCCTTGTCTTCATAACGAATCAAATCTAGTAGAGTACCAAGGTCGTAGTTTCTACGCTCTTCTCCATTAAGGATTTGACGTTCGTATTCAGGGAACTCAACAAGTAGTTCACCTATGGACTTCAGGTAACGCTTGCTATATGAAACACATCGTCCGTAGCGGTCATATTCTGGGTAAGCACCCAATGGGTTTTCTACACGGATGCGTGGCATACGAGCCTCAAAGTCAGGCTCTACAACAAACGGCAAGAAGGCATAAGTATTATACCAGTCTGCGCCTGTATACATCTGGGTTTGTAACCCAGAAAATTCAACATAGTTGTTGACAATCATCGAACGCATGTCTGCGTTCTTCTTAGCACGGTCAGAGGTTGTGTCAGGGGTTTGGCAGTTAAACGATGGTAGCGGTGCTAGAACTTCAGCCAAGTCACGAGCAACAACGTCAACAAAGTTGGCAATCATTGGCTTGGTCATGCCCTCTGGGAACATGTCAGGGTATACGGATACCATGTCACCACGGCGTACAGCAGTAATGTCCGCCATACGTTGGTCACGGACTGAATAGCGATTGCGTAGGTAAAGTACCTTATCCGCTACTTGCTCCATTGAGAGTGCCATTGATATCCTTAAAGATAAGTTGTAAATTGTTCCATTGCTAAATCGTCAAGATTAACAACGGCTTGCTGAGCCATTTGTCGCTGAGTAACAAAGCGGCTTGTGGCGTGGTAGATTTGATTGCCTGAGTGCTGAATCATCTCTTTGGCTTTAATCTCGCAGAACCATAGAGCCATTACAACGTCTGTAGGGTTACGAGTTCCAGGTTTCCAAGTAATCAACTGGTTGATTAGTGCCTTGATACCCTCGTGATACTGAGGGTCTGGAAGTTCAATAAGATTATCTCGGTTGTGTTTGTTGTTTGTCATAGTACCAAACAAGCCCTGCATAGCAGCCACACCGAAGTCGGTGTCCCACTTGTTCTTACCAGTGAAGTGACTGGAGAATCTAACACCCTTATTAGCCAGGTACTGGCGGAACTCTTCGTCCACCTCGTACATCTTCTGGTGGGCGTTGATTTCGATACGCAGTTCTACTGGTCGGTAGGTGTTAATCCAGTCTTCAATGATTGCACGAATCTTGCCAGGGGTTGGGTCCGACATATTGTAAGCATCTAAGACTAGACGCTTACCAGATTGTCGGTCAACGGCATAAACAACCAGTGCGGTCTTTCCTGCCATAGCAGGGTCCATACCAATTAGTGTGACCCATTGTCCGTCCCGTGGATGTCCAGCCTCTCCCAAACGGAGAGGACCAGGCTTACGCATACGGTTAACACAGGCATTAACAATCGTTGGGTTAAAAATTGCGTCATCATCAATATCCTGTTGTTGGTAAACTAGAGCCCATGTTGAGGCTGTAACCTCGCTACGTCTTGTGAAGAGTGCTGGTCCATCCCACTTCTGGTAGTAACCATCTTCATCTGGCACAGCGTCATCATCGCCATCCCAGGGACGGTCTGAGCGCTCCCAGAGAGTAACCCACTTCTTGGGGTCATCGTTGACTTCAAGTGCGGCTGGCATAGCCAGACGGGTAAACGGGCTTGCGCCACCAGGCCAGTGTTCTGGGTTACGAAGTTCACGGTATAAATCTACAGCCCCAATACGGGTGCCAACGATTAGTAACTTACCATTCTTACCCAGACGGGTAATAACTTCTTTTTGAAGCCAGTCTAATTGCTTCTCCCATTCATGGGCATTGGCTGTGGTGATAACGTCATCTAGGATGATGAGGTCGGCACGAGCGCCGTAAATCTGACCACCAATACCAAGAGCCTGAATCGTTGGGTCCTTCTCAGAACTGTCACGGGCTTCTTGACCTAGGTAAACGGTGTCGGTCTTCCAGGTGTCGGAGTCTTCTTTCCAGCCACCAGATGGTCCATAGACCTGCTGTAACTTAGCGTACCTTGGGTGGCTAAGTCGCTGCTTGATGGAGTAGACGAACTCACGGGCTTTAGTCAAAGTCTTGGACACTACGATGATACGCACGTTAGCGTCCATGGCAATGCGGTAGGTGCTATAACCTACAGTGATTACGGTGGACTTGGCGTGCTCAGGTGGCACGTTAATCAAAATGCGATTTTTGCTGCCTGGTTCGTAGGACATAGATGGATGGAGCCAGGATGGCTCCCTTCCCTCCAGAACGTCAATCCAGTCCTGTTGGTGAGGGAATACCTCATTACCAAGAAACTCCTTGGAGAAGGTAGCGAAATCTATGTTCTTGCCGTTGTCGCCGCCTAAGGTGACCTTCATTAGGTCTGAGCCTTTAGTGCGGGCTATCTCTAGGTCTTTGGCGAAGCGTGGGTCTGTGAGCCACTTCTTAAGTACATCAGGTTTGCGCCCTGCCATGGAAATGGCAACTCGCACCTCAATGCCAGTTTCAACTAACTCTAGGACTTTGGCTTTATCTTCTCTAAGCCGTACCACATTATGGTGCTCTGCACCGCCCTTGGCTGCCATATTTAATTATCCTATCACAGAAATTTTAAAATTCTATCACCTGATATTATCTTGTAATAAAATCATATAAAAAAACTCATATAGTTAGCACGAGCGAAGCGAGTGCTTTTCGGTTGTGCAGCCCAAGAGGCTGCTTTGTTACGGTTGTTATAGGCAGCCCTTAAAGGCTGCCATCAGGTGCGCTTCAGCGCACACGTGTTTTATTTTATCCTACATATATACTAACCCTGTTATAACTGACCTGTAACGTTTCGTAATCAAATTGTTATAAACTATTTTTAAAGTCCTTTATCCAATGGGTTTTTAATTGTGCACCAATAGTCTAAATACTGGAAAAAATATTTAGTTGGAGTCATACTAATACAGCCCCGACCCCCCTAACAACTGGGGGTCATAGGTAGTTGAAAGTTCAACTAAGTACCTAGGTTGACATAACTAAATGTTATCGGGCACCTACCCCCCCTGGGGGTAGTTGAAAATTAAACTATTGAAAGTTAAACTGTTGATAATTCAACTATGTTGTGAGGGTTGACAGTCTCCCCCTGTCTCCCCCCTCCCGAATCGGCGCACAACTTGGACGGATTGAATGCCCCCGACAATGTGACGCACATCACAAAAAAAGATTACCGATTGACTTGACAAGTTCCCCCCTATCTGTAATAGTAATAGTAATAGCTGTAGGGGATAAGCCCCGACAAACAAGGAGGAAAGACAATGCAACTAATCTGTTTTGACTGCAAAAGTTACGAGCACATGAAAGAGGCTCAACAATTTGCAAATGGAACTTACGCATTGAGATGCGAGAACTGCTCACACGGGGGAGCTAATTGCAAGTGTAACGAATGTTACGATAGCAAAGACTAGACCGAAACACCCGGAAGGGTGTCACACCGTAAAGCGGTGTCTGATGAGGTAGAACTAATGGAGGTAGAACTATGAAACTAACTAAGCGAGGCGAGGCACTAGCGGAAATTAGTACAGCGGTATTCTGTATCGGGGCTTACGTTGCCCTAATGTGGATACTATTCTAAGACACGAACTACGGGAGGACTTGACCCCCTGATTATTCCTAACTATGGTTAGGGGTAGTCAGGGTATCAAGTAGATACTAGTAAGAATAAATGGAGGTAATAAAATGAACATTAAGCAAAAGGCAGAACATAATAGAGTGGCTAGAAACTATGTCCTAGACTTAGGGCTACACGCCATAACTGACACTTACAGCGTGATTCGCAAGGTGCTAGAGGCTAAAACGATTGACCAAAAACTAATCGCCCTTGACTACCTACTAAAGACAATCACAGACAACAAGCG